CCATTAGCAGGTGCAGCCATAGCTTTAACGCCTCGGGCTCTTGCCACAGGAAGTTATCCTGTATCGCCCGATCTAATCTGATCCATCCGTTCATCGTATCCCCCTCGCGCCATTGACTATCCGCTGCGCATTGTAAATATCTGTCCGATCCTTCTCAGTAAATGCTATCCCCTCGCGAGACCATACTGGCACTAATTCTAGCAGCCACTCGGCAGACTTCACCTCCTCGCGTGTATGCTTGCTTAGCTTAGGGGTATAGGGTGACCCATCATTAGGGTAGATATCCCGCCACGTAAGCCCTGCTGCCTTTAGAATGGACTCTGCGCTGCAATCCTGAGCAAAGCAGTGAAGCAATACCCTATCATCTGCCTCGCGGTATAGAATACTGAGACTGTGTGACTTGTCATCGTGCGCAGGACACAATGCCATAGCCTTGTTACCCTTGCGCCTTAACTGGCTCATTTTACTGCAAATTAGTTCGTAATCTGCCATGATTTCCCCCTTGCGTTACAGGGAGAGAGCGGATAACCTGCCTGTGATCGCAATGCATCCTCCTCCCCTTTGTGGTGTGATCAGCTCCCCCGAAAGGGGGGGCGCTTTATTTAAATCCTATCTAGGATTCCCTACCCTATCTAGGATCACGGTTTACCTTTCCCAATGTGTCGGTTGCTCGCTACCGCCCTGTATCCAATCACCATTTGACCGCTGAATTAGACCTACGGCATCGGGTTGGACACAGAACCTCTCTGCGGGATCACCCTTTAAATGCTTATCAAAGTTGCGCTCGGTAGAGAATACTTCCCAACATCGCACACACATAGAACGGGGGCTACCAGGCTTGAGTTTCTTGTCGGGTCTAGCCCCTTGCTTAGGGTTTACTTTAACGCTCTCCCAGTTGTCCACATTGCACCTCCAATCGCTTGTAGTTAGGCCATCCGATTTGCATAGTCCCCGTCTCAGCTACGCTCTCGCGCCCTAAGCAAACCATCTCAGCATAAAGTTTAGACTCTTTTGCCTCTAGCACCTCGCTCGGTTCGAGCAAAGCACCGAGGGCGAATGAGATTATCAAACACCCCGCGACAAGTACACATAGATTTCTGCGATTATTTCTCATTCCATTATCCCCTTTGCATTTTCTTTTGCCCTTGCCACTTCGGCGGGTGTACACATTTCTGCTATTTCGTGCGCTAATTTGAGCGCATAGCCTAGCCTGTTATCCGGTGCTGTTATACATAGCGCGAGCGCCCTGGTTAATGCTGTCTCGTGTGTCATATTTCCCCCTTATACCCTATTGATACCCTATTAATACCCTATGGTGACCCTATGGTGACCCTATGGTGACCCTATGGTGACCCTATGGTGACCCTGTGGTGACCCTATACGCCAATGACGTATAGAATCGCGTGACTTATGCAATTATTTAACCGCCGCGATAAGACCATCGCGCATTGTGACATTCGCGAAGAATTCTCGCCCTTGCCCTGTAATATGCGGTCGATTTGCCCCTGTTAAGACTCCATCGCGCCTGTACTCTTCACCGAAAATACTTGTTTCGATATAGTCTAGGCGCTGCCCGATAGACTCTTTTAATACTTTTTTGCTTTGATAATTGAATACTAGCATGGTGATTTCCACTTATATTGTGATGGTCTAGCGTGATTAACTTTGCGACCCAAAGTGATTAGAGCGGTCGCGTTTGCTACTGATAACCCCTTATCACTAGCGAATCGCTCGATGGTAAGGTAGTCATTAAAGTATTCTAAATAGTCGCGCTCGCATTTGGCTTTGAATCGTTCACCCGCTCTCAGCCTTTCGGCCTCAGCTCCATTGATGACCCATGCCCCGCCGAATATAAAATTATACTGCCCGTGCCATTCGCTATGCATAATTAACCCCCCATTAATAATTTTTTAAGATACTTTACCGACTTTCCCGATAGTCTAGACAATTGCTCGAGTGTAATATTGCTAGTGTCGAATCGATCAATGATTTCGTTATCGCTCATAATTAACCCCTTGCTATAATATTAGCGTTATTGGTGCGCGATCCATGGGCAGGGAATGCTACTACCGAGTCGCGATTACTTACCGAGCATAGTTTGCAGGTCGCGCACGTTACCTCATCCTTGTATGTAGCAGGGCAAGTAATAAACTTAACCCCTTGAATCGTGCGCGTATCGTTTCCGTGATCACTAGGCACAACGGCAGCTATCGGCAGATTGTGACGCTTTAACTTGATCGCGTGATCGATGGTGTTAGCGGACAGATTAACCGTAAAACCTTTGCGGTTAGCGGATCGTATCGCCTTGATGTTGTGCGTATTGTCGCGGTAATGGGTGTATGTAAACCCCCGCTTGCCCGTGTTAGCGGTCGCGAGTAGGTCGAGAGCGCTAGAGTCTATATTCTCACTATCCTTGCTATCGGGCATCAGATCCCCTGCTACGTTGTGCCTCCATAAGGTTTTAGCCTTAAGCTTGCCGATATTGTCTAGGAAATCGGCATACTTAGCGCCACGCTCACCGCGTGATACCCTGTCCCAATTTAGGCGAGTGTAGTATCCGGCTTCGGCGTAACACCCATTCACGCCCGCATAAGGGCATGCCTTAGGGCAAGTGTCGCGAGCGCTAGTCGTGCAAGGTATCGCGCCGATTTTTTGATTAGCTGATTTTTTGACGAACTGAATATGCATTGTGTTTCCCCTTGTAAGTAATGCGCCCCTTGCGAGGCGCGTATTGGTTATCAGTTGCTTAGCGCGTCAATGAATCGCCTGGCTTGTGTTGGTGTAGACTCTTCTATATCAAGCGTCTGTGTTATAGAATTAGAATCGCTTCTCACCACCGCTATGGAAGAGTTGAGATCTATCCAAAGATCGCACTCTATATGAGTCCAAAGTCCAATATATTCTTCTATCCAGCCGTGATGCTTTAACATTGTCTCAATCATGATTAGAGTTTCGTTTCTCATTATGTTTTCCTTTCGTGTGTGTGTATTGCGTTGTCGTATAATACAATGCATTCGCCGTGCCAGGTTTTCAAAGTCCAATGAATACAAGGGGTGGAGCCAATGTACTGTGTATGCATACAGTGTTGAGAGTGTTACTGTGTTACCGCAAAGCGTTACCGTGTTACCGTGAGAGTGTTACCGGTAACGTTTTTGTGGATGGGGCTATGGGATGCATGCGACCCCTTCACTCTCGCGTCTATCCATCGCGCGCGGGTGTGTGTGCGCTCGCGTGTATGCGCTCGCGTGTGCGTGTGTGTGTGCGTGTGTGTGCATGCGTGTGCGTGTGTGTGCGCATGTCATGCGCGACCCCCAAAACCAAGGGGGATTCGTCTGATGTACGGGGGGGTGGGCGCGCGCGGACTGTTTACTGTAGTTGCCCCCCAGATTTGCAGCAGGTCAAATTAAAAAAAAGAGCCAAAAAACATTCCTCTCAAACCCGCATGAATACAAGGGTTGGCGAATCTGACGATTTAGTGGTTTAATACGCCAAATATTAATTCCAAAAGAGCTTCTATGTTGTGGTTGAAGACAATGCACCAGTAAAGAGAAAGCGTGGTCGTCCCCGTAAGTCGGAGATAGAGAAGCCGAAGAACCGCCCTATTGGTAGACCCAAGGGTGACCATTCGGCTATGGCAGAGATGAAGCAGCGATTCCTCGCGAGGAGGGATACCAATGCTGTGATAGAGTCTATCTTCCGAGCTGCCCAAGATGATGACCACAAGAATCAATCTGCTGCGTGGAAGCTCATAGTAGATCGCATCTTGCCTATTAGCTCGTTTGATAAAGACAAGCTAGGCGGTAGGCCTACGGTCAATATTACAATCTCAGGGGTTACTGATACGATCGTAGAACCCGAAGTGATAGAAGGAGAGTTCCATGAGGATTGAAGACCTGCTAATTAAGCACGAGGGCTTGCGGCTTAAGCCTTACGAATGCACGGCGGGAGATATGACCATAGGCGTTGGGCGTAATTTAGACTCTATGGGCTTGTCCGAGGATGAAGTCTACTATCTCCTCGCGAATGACGTCCGGCGCTGCGAACAAGAACTGACCAAAGCCTTTGACTGGTTTACTCATTTGGACTCGGTACGCCAAGACGCTATGATGGATATGTGCTTCAACCTTGGCATGAGCCGTCTTCGCGGCTTTAGAGACGCTCTTAGGGAGATGTCTCTTGATAACTACGAAGCAGCCTCGGTAGAGTTCTTGGACTCTCACTGGGCAGAGCAGGTAGGACAACGCGCTATAACCATTACTAATATGATACGAACCGGAGAATACGATGCCAAATGTAAAAGGTAAGAAATACGCCTACACCCCTGCGGGAATGACAGCAGCAAAGAAAGCTAAAGACGCAGCTAAGAAGACCGCGAAGAAAAAATGAACCTAGACATAAGTCTTTTGGAGTGGCAGAAAGAAGTCTGGAACGACCCCACTCGTTTCAAGGTGGTTGCTGCGGGTCGCAGGACGGGGAAGTCTCGCCTTGCGGCTTATCTTTTGATAGTCAACGCTTTGAAGTCAGATAAAGGGCAGGTGTTCTACGTCGCCCCTACTCAGGGTCAGGCTAGAGATATTATGTGGAATCTCCTCATGGAGATAGGTCAGCCTGTTATTGAAAGCTCTCATGTAAACAACATGCAGGTTAAGTTGATTAACGGCACAACCATCAGCTTGAAAGGCGCAGACAGACCTGAGACAATGCGCGGCGTAAGTCTCAAGTTTCTTGTCTTGGATGAATACGCAGACATGAAGCCCGATGTATGGGAGCTAATACTACGACCTGCGTTGACAGACTTGAAGGGCGATGCCTTATTTATCGGGACACCAATGGGTAGAAATCATTTCTATGAACTCTACAAGCAAGCCAGTTTAGGCGAAGACCCCACATATAAAGCATGGCACTACACAAGCTACGACAATGACTTACTGGACAAGGACGAGATTGATGCGGCAAAGAAATCCATGTCTTCCTTCGCGTTTCGGCAGGAGTTTATGGCTTCTTTTGAAGCTCGTGGCTCTGAGATGTTTAAAGAAGAGTGGGTTCGGTTCGATGACGAAGAGCCCGAAACAGGCGATTACTACGTTGCCATTGACCTCGCGGGATTTGAGGAAGTCGGAAAAGCCAAATCCAAAAATAAAAAGCTTGACAATACCGCCATTGCTATTGTAAAGGTAGGCGAGTATGGTTGGTGGGTTAAGGATATCGTTTGCGGACGGTGGGAGTTAAACGCCACCGCAGAGAAGATATTCCAGATAGTCAGAGACTATCAACCCATATCCATTGGGATAGAGAAGGGCATAGCCAGACAGGCTGTCATGTCGCCTCTCACAGACCTGATGAAGAAATACCAAACATTTTTCAGGGTCGAAGAGCTGACCCACGGTAACAAGAAGAAAACTGACAGGGTGATGTGGGCGCTGCAAGGTAGATTCGAGAATGGAATCTGCAATCTTAACAAGGGTGAGTGGAACATCCAATTCATGGATGAAATCTTCCAATTCCCCGATGCACTCACCCACGATGACATGGTAGACGCTTTAGCCTATATAGACCAACTGGCTAAGGTGTCTTACTCATACGACTTTGAAATAGATGAGTTTGACGTAATCGACTCAGTAGCGGGATATTAAGATGCTTGAATCAAACGAAGAACAATTTGGCATAGAAGAGACGCTTGAGTCTTGGGTTATGTCAAAATGTCGTGATTGGCGTGACCACTACGAGACTAACTACGAGCAGAAGTTCGATGAATACTACCGTCTATGGCGTGGTATCTACGCTAGCGAAGACCGTAACCGCGAGTCAGAGCGATCACAGATCATCTCCCCTGCCCTTCAACAGGCTGTAGAGTCATCGGTCGCAGAGATTGAAGAAGCTACATTTGGTCGTGGTCGGTTTTTTGATATGAAGGACGATATCTCTGACCAAGAAACGCAAGACGTAGTCTACCTTCGCGAAAAACTCTTAGAAGATTTTAAGGCTAACAAGATTCGCAAGGGTGTGGCTGAGTGTCTTATCAACGCAGCCGTCTTTGGCACAGGCATAGCGGAGATTGTCCTAGAAGAAGTCAAAGAGATGAAGCCTGCCTCCCAACCTATTATGGATGGTCAGCTACAAGCTATAGGTGTGAACATCTCAGACCGCACAGTCGTTAAATTACGACCTGTTTTACCTCAAAACTTCTTGATTGACCCCGTTGCTGTGGACGTAGACAGCGCATTAGGCGTAGCCATTGATGAATTTGTTTCACCACACGCTATAGAACAACTCCAAGAGAAGGGTGTGTACAAGGATGTGCCGTTTAACTTCGCGTATCCTGATACAGACTTAGATCCTGACCACGAACTTACCACGCAACCGACCGATAAGACTCGTTTGACCAAGTATTACGGACTTGTTCCACGCTATTTACTTGAAAATGACGATGAATACGAAGAGGTTGAGGAGCTAGTAGACAGCGAGGAAGAAGAAGGCTTCTATGTTGAGGCAATCGTAGTCATAGCTAACGGTGGTACTCTGCTAAAGGCGGAGAAGAACCCGTACATGATGCAAGATCGCCCAGTTGTGGCGTTTCCTTGGGACATCGTACCCTCTAGGTTCTGGGGTCGTGGTGTATGTGAGAAAGGTTACAACTCACAGAAGGCATTAGACGCAGAATTAAGGGCTAGAATCGATGCACTGGCGTTAACAGTCCACCCTATGATGGCTATGGACGCTACACGCCTACCTCGCGGGGCTAAACCTGAAGTAAGACCGGGCAAAATCATTCTTACCAATGGTAATCCTTCTGAAGTGTTACAACCATTTAACTTTGGTCAGGTATCTCAGATTACCTTCGCGCAAGCAGGTGAGCTACAGAGAATGGTACAGACTGCCACAGGAGCAATAGACTCTGCTGGCGTTGGCGGTTCAATTAACGGCGAAGCAACAGCCGCAGGGATTTCAATGTCCCTGGGCGCTGTGATTAAACGCCACAAACGAACACTGATCAACTTCCAAGAGTCATTCTTGATACCATTCGTTACTAAAGCTGCCCATAGGTATATGCAGTTTGAGCCTGAGTTGTATCCGGTATCGGATTATAAGTTTGAGGTCACCTCATCTCTTGGCATCATCGCCAGAGAGTATGAGGTCACACAGTTGGTTCAGCTTCTACAGACTATGTCTCCTGAGTCTCCGCTATATCCTGCGTTGATTCAGTCAATCATAGATAACATGAACCTGAGCAACCGCGAGCAGTTAATACAAACTCTACAAGAAGCAGGACAGCCTTCGCCTGAAGCACAGCAAGCACAACAAGCTGCGCAGCAAGCGCAGATGGAGTTCCAACAGTCGCAGACTAACGCACTGAACGGACAAGGCGCTGAGTCTCAAGCAAGAGCTGCCAAGATTGCAGCAGAGACTAAGGCTATCCCTGTTGAGCTAGAGATTGATCAGATCAAAGCTGTGACATCTAACCTTGCGGTAGGTGATGCGGACGACAAAGAGTTTGAACGCAGACTTAAGATCGCTGATGCTCAGCTCAAAGAAAAGAAGCTAAACCTTGATACAGTTAAGGCGCTGCCGCAATGATTACCCAACGCGAACTAGAGGACGTAGTGACACAAGTAAACGTCGTCTTAGACCGAATGGACAAGCGGCTTCAGTCTTTAGAGAAGCAGCACGAGATCCTTCTTCACGAGGTTAAAGCCTTCGTGCAAGCAAAGCCAAAGGCTAAGAAGAATGGATAAAGAAACAGAAAAATATTATGACGACCGTGCGGATATGTTCTTAACGCAAGGTTGGAAGGATTTAATTAATGATCTAACTGCTGATGCGGCTTACATTAATTCAGTAGAGGATGCGAAAGATGTTAATGATTTATTCTTTCGCAAAGGCCAGTTAAGCGTACTGGCTGACATGCTCAATCTAGAATCTGCAATGAACCATGTACAAGAGGATAGCAGTGATGTTGATAATTTTTGATTTCCAATGCGAGCAAGGCCATGTCCATGAGGCAATGGTTAATCGCAACAAGGTAACTGAAGGTTATAAGCGTGACTGTCCTGAGTGCGGTGGCTCTAGTAGTAAGATGATCTCACCTGTTAAGTCGGTACTCGACCCCATCTCCGGTTCTTATCCGGGAGCTACTATGAAATGGGCTAAGGATAGACAGGCGAAGATTAAACACGAACGCAAGGTAGCCGAATCATAAGTCCTTCGGGGTAGCTTAGAGTTGGTCTTGTCTCCATAGGAGTTTAATAATAGTGGCACAACTTATTGACGAAGTAACGAGCGAGGTAGATGAAGATTTACAACAGGAAGCGGTCTCGGAAGAGGTAGCCGTAGATGACACCCCAGAGCATTATCGCGGGAAGACTCCTTCTGAGTTGATTAAGATGCACCAAGAGGCAGAGTCTCGCATCGGTCAGCAAGGACAAGAGGTAGGTCAGCTAAGAAAAGTTGTAGATGATTTCATTCTTAATCAGAGCAAAGTCAACGAACCGGAACAGGCCGAGGAAGTAGATTTCTTTGCTGAACCCGACAAGGCTGTTGATAACAAAATTGCAAACCATCCAACCATTAAACAGTTGGAGCAATTAGGTAATCAAATGAAACAAAGTCAGACACTTACTGCGTTACAGCAGAAGCACCCTGACATTAAAGAAGTTGCTATGGACGCTAACTTTCAAAAGTGGGTTGTCGGTAGCAAGATCCGTTCAGAGTTATACGAGCGAGCAAACAACAAGTACGACTATGATGCGGCAGATGAATTGTTTTCTAGTTGGAAATCAACTCAAGACGTTGCACAACAGGCTGTAAGTGTTGAGCGCAAAGAACGTAAACAAACTCTAAACGCAGCCTCGACAGGTGGAGCTAATGGAAGCTCAGAAGCTCCAAGCAGAAAGATTTATAGACGAAGCGACATTATTGAACTAATGCGAACCAATCCGAAACGCTACCAATCGATGTCTGATGAGATATATAAGGCGTATCAGGAAGGTCGCGTAAAAAGCTAACCTTTGAGAGATTATTATGACTGATTCAACCTATCCAAATATGAATGGAGCGGTAACTAACACTACTGCTGCTACATTTATTCCAGAAATCTGGAGTGACGAGATTCGCGCTGCTTATGAGAAGAATCTCATCCTCGCGAACCTAGTAAAGAAAATGAGCATGACAGGGAAGAAGGGTGACATCATCCATATTCCTGCTCCTATTCGCGGCGATGCTCACGTTAAAACATCAGCAACGGCTGTTACTATTCAGAGCAATACAGAGGGCGAAGTGCAAGTCGCGTTAGACAAGCACTACGAATACTCACGTATCATTGAAGATATTACTGAAGTGCAGGCTCTGTCTTCGCTGCGTAACTTCTACACCTCTGATGCGGGTTATGCTCTTTCGCGTCAGGTTGATACAGACCTGATGGGTCTGGGTAAGTCTTTCGGTACTGGTAACGGTACTGCCTGGACTAACACTGCCGCTGCATTCTACTGTGATGCTTCAACTGGCCTTACAGCTTATGCTGATGACACTGTTACTACTTCTGACGTTTTCACTGACGCATGTTTCCGTGATTTGATTCAGAAGCAAGATGATGCTGACGTACCTATGGATAACCGAGCGTTGGTTATTCCTCCTTCATTGCGTAATGCAATCATGGGTGTAGAGCGTTATGTGTCTTCTGACTTTGTTAGCGGCGAGCCTGTGCAAAATGGCAAGATCGGTAACCTGTATGGTATTGATGTTTACATCTCTACTAACTGCCCTATTACTGAGACTGCTGCGCAGAACTCAGCAGGTGGACAGATTCGTGCAGCACTGCTCGTGCATACAGATACGATGATCTTGGCAGAGCAAGTTGGTGTTCGCTCACAGACTCAGTACAAGCAGGAGTTCCTCGGAACACTGTATACTGCTGATACTCTGTACGGTGTCAAGACTTACCGTCCTGACAGCGGCTTCATCATGGCTGTAAACGGCTAAAGGAGATGGGGGTAGGGAAACCTGCCCCCTTATCTTATGCGTAATAAAGACACAAAATTAACCAAGCTTGGGGTAAGTGGGTATAATAAGCCCAAAAAGACCCCTAGCCATCCCACCAAAAGCCATGTTGTATTGGCAAAAGCCGGTGATCAAATCAAGACTGTCCGATTTGGGCAGCAGGGTGTGACGGGCGCAGGGAGTAATCCCAAGACTGCCAAAGACAAAGCGCGAAAGAAATCATACTACGCTAGGCATAACGCTCAAGACTCAAGCCCATCCAAACTATCTGCACGATACTGGTCACACAAGACCAAGTGGTAACCACGGGAATTTAACATGGCAACGATAGTAACCAAGAACAGCTCAACAGCCTCATCCGTCCCAACCACAAGTGACTTGGTTAAAGGCGAACTGGCGGTCAACGTAACTGACAAAAGAATCTTCACAGAGAATGCCTCTACACAGATTGTAGAGTTGGGTACTAATCCTTCTACAGTTACTACTGGCACAGCTACCGTTACAGGTACTTTAACCGCTAACGGTACTTTTGCATCTAGCAACGCAGTCGTCACAGGCGGCTCAGTCAACTCTACGCCCATTGGTGCGACAACCGCATCTACTGTACGAGGCACGATAGTAACGGCTACCACGGGCTTTGTAGGCGGTCTAACAGGCAATGTCTTGGGTAACGTCACAGGTAACGTCACTGGCAATGTAACTGGTAACGTCACAGGCGATCTAACAGGTAATGTCACAGCCTCTAGCGGCACATCTACAGTTAACAACCTAGTCGTCAACGGTACAGTAGACTTTACAAACACACGACTGACAGACGTAGCTGAGCCTACGGCAAGCTCTGACGCTGCCACTAAGAACTACGTTGATACTTCTATCGCGGCTGTCATTGATGGCGCACCTGCGGCACTAGATACTCTAAACGAGTTAGCTGCTGCATTAAACGATGATGCGTCTTTCCACACTACTATCACCAACTCTCTCGCGGGCAAGTTGCCGTTAGCGGGCGGGACTATGACAGGTCAACTGTCACTCGGTACGAACAAGATTGTCAGTGTAGGTAATCCTACTCTCGCGCAAGATGTAGCGACTAAAGCCTACGTTGATGCAGCAGACGGCACAGGATTACCTCTCGCGGGTGGCACTATGTCTGGTGCTATCGCAATGGGAACTAACAAGATCACAGGAGCAGGTGACCCTACTGCTGCTCAAGACGTAGCCACGAAAGCCTATACAGACTCGATACTAGGCAGTGCTACCTCGGCAGCTACGTCAGCCTCAGCAGCATCTACATCAGCGTCTGCCGCTGCTACCTCTGCTAGTGGCGCAGCGACTTCTGCTACAAACGCAGGTAACTCAGCTACAGCTTCTGCTAGCTCTGCCGCAGCAGCAGCGTCTACATACGATGACTTTGACGACCGTTACTTGGGAAACAAATCTTCTGACCCTGCTGTAGATAATGACGGCAATGCACTTTTAACAGGTGCTTTGTACTTCAATACAGGGTCTAACAAGATGAAGGTCTACTCAGGTTCTGCGTGGGGCGATGTTGCTCCTACAGCAACCTCTATAAACTTGGCTTCTCAGGTTACTGGAACGCTGCCTGTAGCTAACGGCGGCACAGGAGTTACATCAAAAACTGGAACAGGCGCGGTTGTTTTAGGAACAGCCCCAACAATTACCGGCATGACTCTCGCAGGCGCGGTAACTGGAGCAGATCAAACTGTTTCAGCGATTAACTTAAAAGACTATGGCGAAATTACTAACGCACTAGGAAACACTACAGGGGCTAAGACGATTGACTTAACACTAGGTAACTCAGTCACAGCAACTACAACTGGTGCTACGACTTGGACGTTCTCTAATCCTACCGCTAGTGATGAGCTTTGCAGTTTTAGTCTTAAGTTAGTCAACGGCGGCTCAGCAGGACAGACATGGCCGGCATCGGTTGATTGGCCTTCCGCGACTGCTCCTACACTCACCGCAACAGGGACTGACGTTCTCGTCTTTATTACCTGTGACGGTGGCACTATTTGGTATGGCTTTGTTGCCGGACTCGCTCTAGCGTAGAGGATTTAAGATGCCAAGTAATAAGAAATTACTACAAGCAGCGGCAGGCAATGCGGGTGGAGACAACTTGTACGTTGAGGATGTCTTCTCGACTTATTTGTACACAGGTACTGGGTCGTCCCTGCCAATTGTAAATGGAATTGATCTTGCAGACTCAGGCGGTCTTGTTTGGACTAAGCGTAGAACATCTGCAAACTCTAACTGGTTTTTAGATTCAGAGCGTGGCGGCACTCAAATCATCAGATCAAACACCACGGAAGGCCAGTTTACTTCCGCAGGACTTGAGATTACGTCGTTTAATTCTGACGGATATACTCTTGGAACAGCGTCTGACATTAACTCTTCTAGTCAAGACGATGTTTCTTGGACATTCCGCAAGGCTGAGAAGTTCTTTGATATTCAAACGTGGACGGGAAATGCAACAGCCGGTAGACAAATTCCACACTCGCTTGGCAGCACACCGGCATTTATTATAACAAAACGTACAGATAGTGCTGATAACTGGAAATGTTATCACGTTGGTAACCCATCTCCTGCTGAAGATTATGTAATTGAGTTAGATAGTAATAGCACAGCAGGGAATGAGGGTATATGGAATGATACTGCCCCAACAGCTACTAATTTTACGGTTTCAGCGGGAGGAGCAATTAACGCTTCCGGCGGCACATACGTCGCCTACCTGTTCGCCTCAGACGCAGGTGGCTATGGCGATGATGGCGATGAGAATATTATTAAGTGTGGGACTTATACAGGTACAAATTCTAATGTAGAAGTAAACTGCGGTTTTGAAGCCCAATGGGTGCTGGTAAAAAATAATTCTGTTAGCTCAAATTGGGTTCTTATTGATACTATGCGTGGCGCTCCTTTGAGTGGGTACGGCCCATATTTAAGCCCTAATCAAACTAATGCTGAATCTAGTCTTACTGCGCCATTTCTTGTTCCCACTGCGACAGGTTTTTTTGTAGGGCCGGGTTTAGGTTATGCGGTAAACTATAATGGTCATAATTACATCTACGTCGCCATCCGCAGACCAATGAAGACTCCCGAGTCTGGGACTGAAGTTTTTGCTCCTAAAGCTCGTAGTGGGTCTGGCGCAATAGTTACGACAGGAACAGGATTTACTCCAGATGTTTTTTATAACTTTGACAGAACGTATGGCGGCAGTAATGGTTTGTTTGACCGTTTAAGAGGAAGAGGCATTCTACAAACACTGTCTACTGCTGCTGAAAATACTACATCTCCTGCTATTTATGATTTGGTAGGCTTCGATACGATGGACGGTGTGGAACTTGGAGAAGCATACAACATCAATATGTCTAGTAGTGGTCGTAATTTTGTTGATTATTATTTCAAGCGCGCCACAGGTTTCATGGATATGGCTGCTTATACTGGTAACTACGCCGGCAATCCACAAATGATACATAACTTAGGCGTAGCTCCGGAAATGCTAATCACTAAAGCTACAGAAAGTACCTCGCAATGGTATATAAAGCATACGGGAATGGCAGCTACTGATGTGGTTTACTTTAATTCCAATGCAAAAAGTGCTGAAAGTTCTTGGACAAGCACTTCTTCGTATTGGCAATATGGAAGTGCTCAATATCCCTCAAATGAGATTCACGTAGTCTACCTCTTCGCCACACTAGCAGGAATAAGTAAAGTCGGCAGCTACACAGGTACAGGCAATAACTTAAACGTAGACTGTGGCTTTAGCGCAGGCGCAAGATGGATAATGATTAAGCGTACAGATGCTACTGGCGATTGGTACATATGGGATAGTGCAAGAGGAATAGTGTCTGGAAATGATCCGTATATGCTCGCAAACTCCTCAGCCTCAGAAGTCACTAACACCGACTACATTGACCCACTATCTAGTGGATTTACAGTAACCTCATCGGCTCCTGCTGCGCTTAACGCCAGTGGCGGCAATTACATCTTCTTAGCAATAGCATAGGTGACATAATGGAATTTCGTATTCAATCAACTGGCGAAGTCAAAAATCAAGGCGAAGTCAGGAGAATGCACAGCAACACATCACTGCCACGAGTTTGGGACGCAGACACTTGCGCGTTCTTAGGCGTTGACCCTGTACTCGCAGCACCCAAACCCGAAGCAAGCGCAGCCTACAAACAGGTAGGTCGCAACGGTGCAGTGCAGGACGCTAACGGTAACTGGGTGGAGGCTTATGCTGAGACAGATATGTTTGCCGACATCACAGAAGATGGCGTCACTACTACCAAGGCAGAGCATGAGACGGCTTATCAGGCAAGGCTAGACGCTGATGCTGCGGCAGGTGTGCGAACTAGTAGAGATGCCAAGCTAGCCGAGACCGATTGGACAGGAATGTCTGACGTAACTATGCCGGCTAATATGGCTGCTTATCGTCAGGGGTTGCGTGACATTACGGCGCAAGAAGGCTTTCCTAACGAAGTTACTTGGCCTAAAGAACCTGTAGTAGAAGTTGTTTAATGAGTCTAATTAATTACGCAAAGACAGAACGACAGCGCGAAGCAATACAAGTCTGGGAAGACTGCGATCGGAATGGTGCGCGAGCGGCGGGAATACTTAATATTTCGCCGTCAACGCTTCGAGATCATGTTACCGCTGTTAGGAGCAAGGCATCTGCTGCGGGTTACTCTGACCACTGGGACGCAACTCGTCACGTTCCTGAAGGCGAAATAGTTATTGGTCGTTCCATTTACACTGCGGACGATGAAGGAAATAAAGCTTGGCTAAAAACTAAGCGCACCATAACCGAGGCAGCGCGAGATAAAGCGCTACAAGGTTTTGTGGATGGATTAACTAAAGGCGTTACACCGTACAAACCAAAAGCCAAACCAAAGATGAAGAAGTTTGCTTCTGATTTATTGCCTACGATAATAATAGGTGACGCACACTTTGGTATGAGGGCTGACGCAAGGGAAACTAAAGGTAGAGACTACGACACCAAGATAGCCTCGCGAGACATGCTTGCCGCAATTGACTGCTTGGTTGATCTAGCTCCTGCTTCTGAGAAGTGCTTGTTAGTTAACGTCGGGGACTTTATCCACGCTAACGGCTCGTCAGGCACTACCTTCGCGGGGACAAAGCTAGACGTAGACACTAGAATAGAAGTCGTACTTGAAACAGCGGCGCAGACTTTCTTGTTTGCGA